TTAAATTTAAAATACAGATAAGGTGCTTTACTTAAAGGGGGGAGGATTTTGAAGCAGAGTTTTTAAAGATCGCAAATTATAATTTCATAGAGATTATAGGAGGAGGCTTATGATTAATCAATTAATCAATTCAATTAATGGAATGTTAACTCAGAAATTCCCAAACACAAAAGTATATACATCAAAGTTAGAGAAGGATTTTACAAGACCTTCTTTTTTTATTCGCTATATTACTAGCAGGCAATTGGAGCTAAATAGAAATAGTTACTTAAATATAATAACTATGAAAATTATTTATTATCCACCGCTAGATGAATTTATGAGCGTTGACCTTATAGCACAAAATGAAGTTTGGGATACCATGCGAGAAACTTTCAGCAGCGGATATATAAAAGTTTTGGATAGAGCCGCAAAGATAAGAAGGTTACGAGGCAGGGCAAAAAATACAGAAATACATCTTAAGCTTAAGCTAGAATTTACTGAAGATAGAATCTTTAATAAAGCTCAAAGCCCTAAAGCAGAATCAATCAATTTAAATTTTTAAGGAGGAATCGAAAATGGGAGAACCATCGATACAAATTGTATTTAAACAAGCAGGAATCACTGCAAAAAAAAGAGGGAAAAGAGGAGTAGTGGTACTTATTTTAAAGGACACTATGATAGATTCATATAGTAATCCAATCAAAATGGAAACTATAGATGAAATTCCTGAAGGATTATCGGATTTTAATAAAGAACAAATCAAGCTTGCTATGATAGGATATCAAAATCCACCAAAGGAAGTTATTGGTTATGTAATAGCACCAGATGCAAAGGATTATTCAGAAGCTCAAAATCATCTAGAGACAATTAAATGGGATTACGTAGTAGTTCCAAGCATTGGGCTAACTGCAGATGGTAAGGTTGATACAGAAGCTAATACTACTTCAAGAGCAACAGAGTTTGCTACTTGGATCAAGCAATTAAGAAGTACTAAGGATATTAAAGTTAAAGCAGTACTTCCACATTGCCCAGCAGATAATGAAGGAATTATTAATTTCTGTACTGATGATATAAAGACAGCAAATAAAACTTATACTGCAGCAGAATATTGCTCAAGAATTGCAGGGATGCTTTCAGGAACACCATTAACTATTAGTGCTACGTTTGCACCTCTTGCAGAAGTTGTTGATGTGCCACATTTAAAGAAAGAAGAAAGAGATGCCGCTGTTGATGCAGGTAAGTTAATCTTATTTAATGATGGAAAGAAAGTTAAGATTGACAGAGCAGTTAATAGCTTTGTTACTACAATTGAAAATAAAGGTGATGATTTTAAGAAAATTAAAATCGTAGATATTATGGACTTAATGCATGATGATATTAAGACAACTGCTGAAGATAGTTATATTGGTAAATATCCAAATGATTATGATCACAAATGCTTACTTATCACAGCTATTAATGGATATTTTGAAGGTTTAGAATTAGATGGTTTACTTGATAGCAGCATTGAAGGCCAAAATAAAGCTGAAATTGACTTAGACGCACAAAAAGTTTACTTAAAAAGTCAAGGAACAGACCTTGGAACAATTAAGGATCAAGAAATAAAAGAAAGTAATACAGGTTCTCAAGTATTTCTTAGAGGACAAGCTGTTATTTTAGATGCAATTGAAGATATTAAATTTCAAATATATATATAGGAGGGGTTATTTATGCCACAAGCAAAACAAGTTATAAACGGAACATGGGGAGAAGTTTGGATTAATGGAGAGTACGTTTCAGAAGTATCAGCTCTTCAAGCAAAGGTTACTCTAACAAAGGTAGATGTTAATTTCGCAAGGGATTTATGGAAAAGAAGTAAGGTAACAGGAATAGAAGGAAAAGGAAGCTTGAAGTTACATCATGTGTCATCAAGAATGGCGATTTTAATGAAGGATAATATTAAGCAAGGAAAGCAAACAGTATGTACTATTATATCTAAATTAGCAGACCCAGATGCATTGGGAGCTGAAAGAGTAGTACTTAAAGATGTTACTTTTGATGAACTGACAGTAGCAGACTGGGAAGTTAAAAAGAATGTTGAAGAAACACTTCCATTCACTTTCTCAGGATATGATTTCTTAGACTTAATAGAGCCACAATAAGGTAAAGGCTTTAAATTAAGTATTGATAAATTGAAATTAGATACATGTTTATTCTATAGATTAAACATGTATCTAGTTAGTAAAAAGTTAAAAATTTTTATTTAAATTATTAGAAGAAAGTGGAGATGAAATTTATGAATTTAGTTGAACAATTATTAAAAATAGATGCTGGTAAAATTGAGGTGCCATCAAAAGAGGTAAAACTTAAACTTGCTAAACTAGGAAATGCTGAAATTACATTTACATGTAATGCTATTTCTATGGAAAGATATAATGAAATTCAAGAAAGAGTATTGCAAGTAGATAAGAAAGGAAATATTCAAGGTTTTGCTACAGCACAGGCAAAAATAGAAACAGTTCTTGCAGGGGTTTCAGAACTTAGATCTGAGGAGCTTATGAAACATTTTAAAGCTCCAACACCTAAGGAACTTATGAATAAAATATTTTTACCTGGTGAAGTTGATATTTTAGCAGATACTGTAACAGAAGTATCTGGAGTGGAAGCTACCTCAAATAAAAAAGAAGACATAAAAAACTTATAAGCACTGATGAAACAGTTAATCTTCTATACCACTGTTGGAAATTACATGATAAGTGGCCAGCAGAGACTTTAAATAGAGGATTTGGAGAAAAGATTATCATCAGTGCTTTTATTGAACAAGAAATTGAAGATAAAATGAAACAAATGGAAGCCTTGTATTCAGGAGGTGATGATTAATGTCGTTTGAACTAGATTCAACATTATTAAAAGTTATTGATGGAGCTCAAAAAGCTCAAAAGGCAATTGATAGTTTATCACCTGTAGCTTCAAAAGCATCAGAAAGTGTGCAAGCAATATCTAAAGCAGCAGAATCAGTAAATAAGCTTGAAAGTAGCGTTAAAAATACAAGAGATGCAATAGGAAATACAACATCAGCTGTTTCTAATTTTATACAAGCATGTACAGATAATACTGGAGAAAGATCTTTTGAAAATATTGGAGAGAAAGCTAGTGATGTAGTTAAATCAATATCTAGTGTATCAAAAACAGTTAAAGATATGAAAACTAATTTTAAAAATACAAAAGCTGAGATTGAAAATGTAAAAAACACTGCATCAAATTTGTATAAGACTTTTGCAAGTACAGATTTGGGTAAAAAGTCTATTAATTTTATAGGAAAACAGGCTTCCAAAGTAGCTCAAAAATTTCCTAAATCAAATGGAGATAAAGCCTCAGGAGTATTGAATGCAGGAGGACAATCAATTGGAAAAGTTGTTGATGGAGTTCAGAAAACTAAAAAGGCAATAGAAGGTTTAGCACCAATAGGTTCAAAAGCATCAGAAAGTGTACAAGCAATATCTAAAGCATCAGAATCAGTAGGTAAAGTTAAAAACAGCTTTAATGATACAAAAGATGCAGTAGGAAATGTAAGAACGTCCGTTTCTAATTTAATGCAAGCATTTACAAATAACACCGGGGAAAGATCTCTTGAAAATATTGGACAGAAAGCTAAAGATGTAGTTAAATCAATATCTAATGTACCAAAAACGGTTGAAAATATGACAACTAATTTTAAAAATGCGAAAGATGAGATTGGAAATGTAAAAAGTACTGTATCGGATTTGTTTAAAGCTTTTAAAGATAATGATTTGGTCAAAAAAGCTACTGGCGGTATAGGAAAACGGGCTTCCAAAGTAGCTCAAAAAATTCCTAAATTAAATAGTGCTAAAGCATCAAAGACTGCACAATCAGTTGGAATTGGTGGTAAAGTGTCTAGTGTCATGAATGTAGCTAAACAATCAATGGGAAAATTTAGTGCGTTAACTCCGTCTATATCCGGACCATTACAGAGTTTAGGTGGATGTTTTGAAAAGTTTAAAGGTGTGGTTTCAAAGTGCTTTTCATTTTTATCTAGTGCTTTTAGTGTATTTATTAATTTATCATTACCACTTAAAATTATTATTGGAGTAGTTGCATTACTCGCAGTTGCATTTGCTACAAATTTTGGTGGAATAAGAGATATAGTTATGGGAGTATTTAATAAAATTTCAGGTGCTGTAAAATCTGCAATTGATGTATTTAAGAAAACAGGAAGTGCCGCTCAAGGAATAGGTGCTTTATTTACCAATTTATTTGGACCAAAAGTTGGTGCGGTTGTAACCAATACTATAAAACTAATAACTACAGTAGTTAAATCCTTAGTAGAATTTATTAAAGCACATATGCCACAAATCCAAAATACTATTCAAAATGTATTTAAAGGAATTCAATCAGTTTGGAACTCTATATTAAAACCAGTATTAACATTTGCAATTCAAATCTTTGGAAAGTTAATAAGCTTTGTAATGTCTAACTGGCCACTTATAAAACAAACTATCACAACAGTTATGACAGCTATTAAAAATGTTATAACTACAGTTTTAGGAGGACTAACAACTTTTTGGAATGCACATGGACAAACTATAAAAACAGTTGTAGGTGTAGCTTTTAATAATATAAAAACAGTAATTTCAACTGTGCTTAGTGTAGTTACAGGAGTTATTAAAACTGTAATGCAAGTTATAAATGGAGATTGGTCAGGAGCATGGAACACTATAAAAAGTACTGTAGGAACAGTATTTAATGGAGCTGTGGATATTGTAAAAAATGTTATAACAGCTATAGGCACAGTATTTAAGGATGTGGGTAAAACTGCACTTACTTGGGGAAAAGATATGATAATGGGTATTGTAGATGGAATAAAAGGAGCAGTTAGTTACATTGAAGATGCAGTTAAAGGTGTAGCAGATAAAATAAGATCCTTCCTTCACTTCTCGGTACCAGATCAAGGTCCGTTAATATTAGCGGCTTAGAATCGTGAGATTCTTTGAAAAACAACGTGAACTTGTAAATGCAAGGTGTAAGTTTTAAATAACTTGCTAACGTGGAAAATCTAAGTTTTGATGTAATTAAGGAGATTTTAAAAGCTACGTTATAGTAGTTTTTTTATTACACAAAATATGACAATCACGTGCCAAGCCTAGAAATAGGAAGGTGTAACGACTATCTCGAAAGAGAGTAGCTTTAAGGTGAAATTCCTTATTGCGAAGTGCGTTGACTCTTAATTTTAAGAGTATGATATAGTCTAATCCCACTATTTAAATAGTGTTAAAGTATCTCGAAAGAGAGGGTGCGAATGTAACAGATTACGAAACTTGGATGCCAGACTTTATGAAAGGCATGGGACATGGAATAAAGGTTAATACTCATTTAGTAACTGACCCAGTTAAGGATCTTTCAGTTGGAATAAAAACCAATGTAAATAAGAATTTATCTGGAGGAAGTAAATCAGGAAGTCCAGGAGCTAAAGGTGCTGCAAGTACTGGCAAGGATGATGGCGCGCAAAATGGTTTTGCAATAACAATAGCAAAACTTGCTGATTCTATAATAATTAGAGAAGAAGGCGATATAGATAAAATTGCAACAGCTCTTGCAAATAAGTTAAGTCAAACAGCACTTGGAATGGGTTAGGAGGTAATTAAAAATGATAGAATTTTGGTTTAATCAAGAGAATACATGGCTACAATTACCTGTACCACCATCTAGTTATTCACTTAAATTAGGTAATAACAATACAGTAATTAATGTTGAATCTGTAGGAGAAGTAAATATACTCGGAGATTCAAAGCTTTCAGAAATATCTTTTGAAAGCTTTTTTCCTGCCCAAGAATATAATTTTTGTGCATATTCTGATATTCCAACACCATTTGAATGTGTAGCACAAATAGAGGCGTGGAGAAAAAGCAAAAAGCCTATAAGAGTAATTCTTACAGATACTGATATTAATGACTTATATTCTATAGAAACCTTTGAGTATGGTGAAAAAGATGGTACAGGAGATATATATTTCACTTTAGCTTTAAAGCAATATAAGCTTTTAAAGTTAAATGAAAAAATTGTAGGTCAGTGGGGCGCAAGTTTTAGTTTAACAAATTCAAATAATATATTGGGTGGAAAATTATGATTAAAGTATTAGGGAACAATATAAAGGACAGATATAGGATTAAAATGTTAGGTGAAGTATATGATTAAAATATATAGCTTATATGATGGCTGGAATTTAACAGACATAACCCCAGTATGTAAAAGTATTGAATTGTCAGCTTCAGTAGATCAACCAGCAAGAAAATGTTCATTTAGTATGATTTATTCATTAACAGATAACAATCAGCCAAGAGTTCAAATAGGTCCAGGAACATTAATTAGTGTTATTGAAGATGATTATGGAGAAATCTTTAGGGGAGAAGTGGTAGATAGGACTTTAGGAAGTTCAAGCCAAGAAGAAACTTTCACCTGTTATGATTATATGAGATTTATTATGAAGTCATCTACAAGCATGAATATTAAGAATATATCTCCTGAAAGTGTTGCAGCTAAAGCTTGTGAAGAAGTTAATATTACACCAGGGGATATGATATCAACGGGCATTTCTATTAACAGAATTTGTCCAGATAAAACT